TGGTGCGGGAGACACCGTTTTCGCAGGCGTTCTCCATCTCCGTGTCGATGGAGAGATGCTGGGGCTCGTCTTTCGGGACACAGCGAAACTCGCAGGTATCGCAAAGCCCGTCGCACTTGTAGTTTTTCTTAAATGGAATGCAGCAGGCTCTGGCTCTCTGCTTTGCCTTGCGGGTAGCACCCACGAACCGCTCCCAGTCGCGCTTCTGCTCCGGCGTGACCTCAATCCACTGCTTGAGTGGGCGGTAGTAGATGGTTGATGTGGTCTGATTTGCATTGGTTTTCATAAAAAGTCCTCCGATTTTCGATTTCTCGAAACGGAGGACTCTGGGCGCTGCCGCAAAAAGGGTGTAAAAACCTAACCGCAGTCCTAACGGAGTTCTCCGTTTCGGATTGCAGCTAACCCGCTCAAAAGGCAGCTGTGATATTGAGTTGTGCCGCCGGATACCGTTGAGCCATCAGTGATCAGGTGATGCGGTGTCAGGCGGTGAGCAGTTTTTTGTCTTGCTCAGGACAGATGGACTATCTTAGGCCGGCTTCAATGGCGTACAGTTCGCTGAAAAGATTTTGAAGCGTATGGATGCTTGATTTTTCAAGATTTCTAACGCTATGCTTTTTAAAAACAAACGCAATGGTTTTATCAGCTGAATCCAGGTGGGACTCAATGAAATCGATGCTGCTTTCAATGCTGATGATTAGATTTTGCTTGTTATAATTTTTCATTGATATGCCTCCTTTGTCCGGCTCCTCTCCAGCAGGAGGCCTTGGTTTTTCATCAGGCTCACTGGATGACCGATGATCAGTCGGTCTTTTGCCTGAGGAAAAAGTTGAAATCGGAGAGAAAATTAAGCGAATACGCAAAAATTCATCAAAAAACATTGATTTCTGCCCGATAATGCAGTATCATTAATAATGAGTGTAATGACATTGGAATTTTGCAGGATTCATTCTCTTCGAATCACAATTAAATTCTACCGAATTACGCTCTAAAAGTATTTGCCACCGATTTGCCAGTGTTTTGCCAGCATTTTTCCGTGGCACGAGAAAGGAGAAGTGTGAAGATGAATGAATTGAATATATCTTCATATATCCAGATCATTCAGCCGGGATTGATGACACACGATAAGCAGGAGTCGGCGGGCGTATTTCTTCTCAGTTCCATTAATGATCAGGACTATGTTGCTGAGCATGGATATTGGACGAGTAACCTTAGTTCAAAAAAAATCAGTCGGCTTGTAAGTCGGGATGATCCTGTACCTGATGGACTCAGGCAAGCTTCTATGCATCAGGAGGTCATTGATGCTACTATTTCATACTTCAAAGAAAAGGTAATAAAGGATCTGAATCCACATTTGAAGGACGATACGATTGATAAAATGATAAAGCTGATCGAAATGGACACAACTATTCCAGTTAGCAAAAGAAAAAGCCTCATGTCTTTCCATGAGGCTGGTGATGAGGCACGTTTTCTTGCTGAAGTATTTTTATATGCCCTCAATAGGCCAAACAAGAAGCAAGATAGTACTGTCGAATATCAAGATGCTCCTCTTCTTGCCGAGGCTAACTATGAATGTCCTCTCTGCCATAAAAAGCTGGTGGACACCATTAAGGGTCGGGCAGTGAAAAAATATAAAATAACTCAAATATTTCCTGATAACCTTGATGATGAAAAAAAAGCTGAGTTTGCGGCAGCATATCCTGCACCAAGGAATTTAGATGTGGCAGACAATCTTATTGCCCTGGATGAAGATTGCGCAGAACGATATCTACTAAGTCCGACTATTGAGGAGTACAGAAAACTTTATGAAATCAAGTTACAGCTTGTCCAAAATTATAAAGCTAAATTGGCGGCAGATAGTGTGCAGCTTGAAGATGATATCCGAATTATACTTGATGCCCTGGGATCGATAAGGGATGCTTCTGAATTAGTAGAACTTGAATATGAAGCACTGCATCTTGAAGAAAAATTCGAACCAGAAAACTTTATTTTGAAGAATGAAACTCAAGTGCAGGTCGTTATGTATTACAGATACATAGAGAAGGTATTCTCTGAGTCGGACGCTGATTTTGACATGATAGCGTCAGAAATAAAAATGAGTTCTATGAAATTGGAAAAATCCGGCTTGGCACAATCGGATGTGATAAACCAGCTGTCAGAGTGGATACGAAATAAGACAGGACTTGGTACGGAGAGTCGATTAGCTTGCAATATCGTTGTATCTTTTTTTATACAAAACTGTGAGGTGTTCCACAAATG